TCGTAATAGTCTCCGAGATGGAGAATATGTTTGATGTTATTATTTAGTAGATATGGAAAAAAGACATCCTCATAAAACTTTTCTTGATAGTCAAGAAAGATATCCGACGAGTTACGGATACCCGCGTGTGTGTCATTCAGTATGGCAATTAACATCCAATATGTTCCTCTTAGGAGTCCAACCTAACTTTAACAAATACTCTACATTAGCACGAGTTGATTCACGTTCGCCTTTGGCTTCTGTTTCTACATACTCACCAGTGTAACCCATAATTTTTGCCACTTCGGGAACTGGTGTGGTGTGTCCCGTACCAATGTCAACAACACCCGGCGAATGAGTGCCAGGCTTCAATGTGGTATTATACACACTATCAAAGTTCTTTACAATAGTATCAATTGCCTCGCACAAATCGCGGACATGGATAAAGTCCCTTGTGTGATGTTTGTTGACGTATGTCACATCACCACGCTCAAGTTTCCTAAACAGCATATCATCGCGGCCTGGGAAAACAGTGTGGAATCTCATCCCAACAGCTTTATACCGTCTCGCCATCAGCTCACACATCTTCTTTGTTCCAGCATATGGATTGAGCCACCACTCTTTCGCATTGGATGAAGATGCATATAACAGCTTGTCGGTCATGTGTACGCCATACACCAAGAAGTTTTCCATACACATTGTGTTGTTGTAGTAGTAGCGATCCGGCATCTCAAATGAAGTACGGACGCCTGGATATGCTGCAAGGTGGATGATTGCATGGTACTTTAACTTTGAGTACTTTTCCCATTCTGATGCTTTTGTACAATCTCCTTCAAACGGCGTAACGACAGTTCCTCTCTGATGGTAAAATTTTGTCAGGTTTCTACCGACCATACCGTCCGCACCAGTAATTAAAATGCTTCTCATGTCAATCCTCTAAAAAATCTCTCAAATCAGAGTCCACATATACTGACCGTTTCCGTCTCTTCTCTTCAAGAGCATATTCTTTGAACTCTGCATCCTTTTCTTTTACTTTGTCAATTCTGTCTTTTAGTTGATCAACAAACGAACGCAATGCTTGTTCATCTTGTATGTCTTCGACCTCAACATACTCTTCAAATCCATTGTGTGTAATGTAGCGGAGCTTAACATCCTGTTGTTTCTTTTCTTTAGCAATCCGTCTTAGAAAAGCATACCACGAGATCTGAGTGAAGTATGCAAACGCGTTAGGTAAACCAGTACGGGTAGCAGTTTCAATATTGTAATTCTCTATTGCTTTCAGACAATTTTCAACAGCATCCATTACCATCTCTTCACGATATGTGTATCGGATAAAGTTTGCCTTATGAGACAAACCCTCTGCAATCTTTAGGAAGCACTCAGCAATATAGTTCGGTACGATTGGTACATCAGTGTTGTTATTCTTTGCTTCTTGTGCTGATCTGCAATAGTCAACAACAGCTTCGGAGAACTCACGATTGTTTACATAATGTGGTTTTTCTTTGGCGCTCATGGGCATAATATGTTATAGTTAAAAATAATAAAGAATTATATAGTAGCAATCAATAAAAATCAACTACTAAAAATATGTTGACTGAAACGTTTTTTTCCTGTACAATCCCTTTTGTGGATGGGGGGCAGTGAATACTGGAATTATTTTACACAAAACCCTAAGCGGGGAATTTCTAAGAACCCATCTGCATCATCATAGTCATCAATGAATTCATAACCAAGACTCTCAAACTTTTCTATCTCATCTGCTTGGTCTTCCCATATAGGAACAAACGCGGTTGCTTTTGGATCAGTAGAACCTCTGAGGTGAACCTCAACAACCTTAGATCCAATGAATTCAATATTAATATGCTCTACATCACTTAGAGTATTCATATACAAAGGAGCGGGCATACACTCATTCGTTTTATCCCAACGAACAAAACGAGAAAGATTTTCTGGTTTGTTAATACCAATCCAACAGTTTGTGGGTCTCCAACGGTTATCGTCCCATACATAGTCGACTGTTTTATGAACCCCATCAAACCACTCAGTCCAAAAATAGCCAGGAGGAACTTGAGTAGTATCACCAGCGGATATCACTTTCAGCTGCGCTCCTACACCCATACCACTTAAGTTATAGATTGGCCGCACACAATATTCACCGGTAACGTCGGGCGCTACCCCACAAGGACCACATCTATAGCCCATAATAGTAGCGAGCCACAATTTATTAAACCAGTGCCTGTGCTCTGGATATGCTTTCCATGCATCACAATCGTATTTAATCATTAGTGCAATTTACTGTTGGGGGATGTAACAATCTCGTCTTCTTCTGAGTCACCCTGAACCATAACAAGAAATTTTTTACGTAGAGACTCAAAAGCTTCTTCTTCGTTTACCGCGGTTGTATTAATCGATTCTTCCTCTGGCTGCGCAGCTGATTCGTATGCAGCTTGTACTGTTAGGTCATAATTTTCTAATAGTTTACCTGTCGGGGTACTTTCTCCAATTATATTAACCGCATTAATAATCATTTCTTTATCTGGCTGATCCATGTACGTCATCCACGGACGAAACGTAAAATATCTAAAACCAATCTTGGGATCTTCTACCGTTACTAAACGAAACCCATGTCTAATAACAATAGTCGGATCATTATCGCTGTTCCACTCTAATACTTCACAAATAATCTCTTCACCGTTATTTAATTTGAACTGACGGATCATTGACATCAGAGATCTACCTTTATTAGTTTGTGTTTGAATTGCTCTTTGTTATATATCTTTGCTCTTTCAGCTGAATGAAGGAGTGTAAAGTTCTGTCGACCCTTCCAATGAAGATCATCAGCAATGTCATATAGCTGTGTGGTAGAGCCATCATCTGCCTTGCGAAGACCTCTACCAATACTTTGCAGAACACGTATCTGCGACTTCGACGGCGACGCAAAGATAATATTGTGTAGGTTCTTGATGTTGATACCTGTACTAAACGTACCCATCGATGCTACTATAATAGCATTATTCTGCTTTTCAACAATTCGTCGAATAGCCTCGCGATCATTTGCACCTACTTCGCCCGAGACAAAGAACACTTTACGATCCAGCTCAGCTTTATTACTTATCAAATCATAAAGGACACGGCCGTGCTTTTCTACCAGTTGATACAACACCAAAGTGTTACCGTTTTGATCTAGTGTGAGGTTGCGTATAAAATTATTACGCTTTTCATTCTTAACAATAAACTCTATCTCTTCTTGGTAAGTCTTTTTACCAAAGTCTTGTCGCACTTGCTCGCCATAGTTCATTACTAGCATGGTAATCTCTAATGGAGCAAGAGTGTCATTATCTTGTAGGTCCTTAGTAGTGGTTACTTTGTATACAGGACCAAATAGCCCCTCAAGAACAAGTTTGTGGGTCTGAGTGCCATCTAAAGTACCAGTCGTACCAAATCGATACTTTGCCTCTGTAGCCTTATTCATTATAGATGATAGCGACTTAGACTTAAATCCGTGACACTCATCTCCAAACACTGCATCAAACTGCTCAAACCATTGCTTAGGAAATTTGTATATCGATTGCCACGTGGATACTACTACTCGCTTATCTGTTACTTTATCCTTACCAGAGTATATTCTATGGACATTATTATCAACATCCCAGCCATAATCTTTGAAATCTGAATACATCTGTTCTACTAAAGAAGTAGTAGGAACAATAATTAACACATTGTTATCTGTTTCTTGCAAGATCCATCTAATAAGAATGTAGATAATGTAGGACTTTCCCGACCCAGTAGGAGAAAGTAGCACTGCCCTTTGACGTCTTATTGCCGCTGTAACAGCTTCGTATTGATAATCTCGCAATGGGAATGGTACATTAATATTAGCAATCATATTATTAAGATCACCAACATCTACATCATTCTTCTCAAACGGAAGACCGTACATTGTCTCAGCTGATGTTAGTTTATAGTTACGCTCTTCGCAGAACTTATACAGGTATACAAACAGTCCAGCATTTAGTTCATTCGTCATACTATTGAATAGACGAATCTTACCATCCCACACTTTATTCTTATACGCTGGCATAAACTTATACCCAGGTACATAGAACGAAAAATATTCCGACAACTCAGCACCAATCCCTCTATCACATTGTAGATAGAGCATGCTGTGGTCTTTGAGGGATGCTGTAATATCAGCCATTATTCACCAGCTTCAAACTTCTTCCATTTTATAATATTACCAATAGTCTGATGACGCCACTTGATGTTATCAACTATCTCAGATAGAGTATCTATAATTGTCTTATAGTACTGTATCTTTTCTTCTGATTGCTGGATCTCTGGATCTGTGTCGTAATAGTGATCCATCTCACCTTTGAGAATCTTGAGACCGTCAAAAGGATCTGGAGCCCAACCAAGTTCCTCCAATTGATCTTGATCCATCTTTCCATTGTAGTAGAGCCACTTGAGCTTTAACAGATCCTTTTGTCTAAACTCAGCGCGCTTGAGCTGCAGCTTAGCATTGGCTAACAAGCCAAGATATTTTGCGTGTAGCGTTGGAGTGACACGAGATGATTCATCCAATCGCGTCTTGTCAATCTGGCAATCTGCGGACCACATATCAAGTATTTGCTTCAAATCCATAATAAACCTTATAGTACGACAAGTACTATTATCTTATACTAATTTAAAATAGTCAAATCTAAATGACGCTGTGTATGTAATGTACTGAATATCACCGACCGTTGCTTCAAACATAACTTCGCCAACACTAATTGGAATAGCGTTAATGTATCTTACTTGACGAGTGGGGTTGTTATGACTGGAAAGAACGCTAAGTGTAATATCCGCATAATGGGATGAGATATCATTACCAAGCATCGATCTATCAGTTCGGGCTGGAGTAGAGATTACTCTTTCCATCCAATCAATCATTTCCTGATATCCCTTCATGTTTTCATCCATTAAGAACGTACATGATAACTCAGTGTAATCTAACTTATCACCAGCAAAGGCTAATGAGGTTAGATTCTTATACGGCTGCTCTACTGGAGGAAGTGACAATGACGGATGGACAATTGATTGTGCAAAATATTCCAAGTTAGGAAAGTTGCGGCGATCGATTACAACCCTAAACCCAGTCGGTTGAAGGTATGCTGTATTATCTGTCAGAGACGACTCTGGGAATGTATCAAATGTTACTGTAGCCATATGCAATCCATGTAGTTATACCAATATTTATATACAATAAAAAAGGGTCCCGAAGGACCCTTGAAAGGCTTTTTGCAAGCTCTTTTTAACAGAATTAGGCGAGGATGTTGTCCACGCGGAAGATTCTGTAGTACTGGTTGGTCTTGGCAGCAGCCAAACCGTCTTGAGGACCAGCGGTACCAGCGAATGGGTTCGCAATCATACCATAACGGGTCTTAAAGCCGATTTTTGGCTGGAAGTCATTCTCGCCAACAGCACGAACCATTGTTAGTGGAACGTATGGGCAATAGAATAGACCGGCGTCGTACGAGTTCGAGCCCTTGAAGCCAACGGTAGCATAGTCACCGGTAGCATATGGGTCGATGTAGACACGCATACGACCATTGAGGACACCAGCAAACGTGTTGCCTGTATCGTCAACTTGTAGGTTGGTCGATAGAGCAGGAGCATAGTCAAGAACGCCAGCAGCGGCTAGAGCTGTAGCAACGTCAGACGAGCAGATCATGACGTTACCTTTGCCACGACGGGTGTCTTTGGCAATTTGGTTAGCTTCACGATCCAACTGAACCAATAGGCCCTTGAACTTCTCAACAGACCAACGGCCATCAGCATCGGTGCTTAGGTCGAAGATACCATTGATAGCTGTGTTGCCTGTCGAGGCACCAGTCTTGGCTTGTTGGTTAATTGTACGAACAACTTCGCGGTTGATCTCGGCCAAGATTTCTGTCGATAGGATGTTCGACAATTCTGTCTCAGCATCCAAGCCATGAATGGCTTTCAAATCTTGAGCGAGTTCTAGCGAGTATTCAGCTTTTAGAGCACGGCTCTTAGCTGTAACAGTAGCCTTCTCGATTGTGAAGCCCATGTTACGGAAAGCACCCGAAAGCTCAGCATTTTGCGTGGTCATGCCACCAGCAAATGTAGGACCTGTACGATCGTTGTCGATCGAGCTGTCGCTGTTCGAATCGGTTAGACCGACTAGACCCGATGGATCGGCGCCTTGCGAACCAGCCGAATCACCAGCTTTGGTCGTATCAGCTTCATTGAAGAGAGCTTCTGTCGAGCTGGTCTTGCCATCGCCGTAACGAGCCTTCATGGCAAAGATCAAGCCGGTAGGACCTGTCATTGGCTGAACGCCGCAGACGTCATAAGCCATCATGTTAGGAGCAGCACGACGAACAAGCGAGATCAAAACTGGATCCCAGTTGCTGACAGAGCTGTTGCCAACAGAAGTGGCAGGGGCTTCCGAAAGGAAGCTCATCTGAGCGCGCTCTTCTTGTAGAGCTTTCTCAGTGTTTTCTAGTAGAACGGCAGTAACCGATTTACGATGCTGGTCGCTAATCTTGCCAGCGGTTTCTTCATTGAGAACTGGAGCCCACTTCTCAACTAGTTGGTCATAAGTTTGCATCTTGTGACTCCTTATTTGGATGTTTTACGAATTGCAGATAGGTAACGAGACATGGCGTCTGTAGCAGGAGCTTCAGCGGCGTCGCCTTCTTCAGCACCAGTTACTTCTTCCGAAACTGTCTCAGATTTCTTCGTGAAGTACGACTCTTTGATGGTCTTTACTTTAGCAGCAAAGGTTTCGTCATCTTCAAAATCGATATCTTCAGCGAGAGATTTTAGCTTCTCGACTTGCGTCTCAGCTAGATCACGAGAGTGTTCACGAATGATCGACTCACGCTTGTATGTCTCTAGTTGTTCGGCAAGTTCTAGGCTCTTAGCCATGGCTGTATTGAATTGCTCTTCGAGCTCTTCATTTGCTTGGCTGAGTTCGTCAACTAGGTCAACCTTGGACTCAGGTACTTCGATGTACGACTCGGTGAACAAGTCTTTCAACTTGGTCATGAACGTTTCGGCAATCTCTGTACGTAGACCAGTTTGGATAGCGAGTTTGTTCTCTTCCATCCATTGCTCGACCACATAGTTGAGGTAGCTGTCAACCTTCTCAACGAGATCTTCTTTAGTCGTCTTGATTTCGCTTTGTAGCTCTTCAGCATACTGCTCTTCTAGACGATCAATCTCTTGAGTTAGTTTGGCTTTGACCGCAGCTTCAAAAATAACGGCTGTTTTGGCTTTGAACTCTTCGGAAAGAGTAGCCTCAGATTCAACCAACGCGCTTAGGTCCTCAGAGAAGTCGAGTTTAATATCAACAGTTTTCTCAACGATTTGCTCGTCGTCTTCTGTGATCTCAACGTCTTCACCCATAAATTTAGATAGGGCGGCAGCAAGGTCTTCCTTTTTCATACCGGCCATCTTGGTGTAAGCGGCGTTAATCATACCAGCCTTAGTCTTTGGCATTGGTTCGCTGTTCTTCTTGTCGCCCTTGCGAGCTTTGGCAGAAGGACCAGCTTTTTCTGCGCTAGAAACAGAATCTACAGATTGTTTCTCGGCATTCTTTGGATCGTGAGCTTCCACAACTTCGTTGTCGTCATTGAGCTCAACATCCTGATCTAATGCTTTTTCAGACATGATGACTCCTTATTGTTTAGATTTAAGCAACGAGAGGAAATTCTTAAACTCACGAACCTGAACCTCATAGAGGTCCTTCCGTGGAGCCTTTTTAATTTCAGTCTCCATTTGTTCAATTTCTCGAGCTTCGATGATGCCATTATTCCAGACCCACTCAACACCTTCCATAATTCCATTAACAAAGGCTGTTGGTGCAGATGGATCTTGTACGATATCAACCGTATTAAGAATAAAGTCGTCTTTGACGTACATTGCATCACCCCGGCGATCGAGGCTACCCATACCACGAGTTGACACGCCTAGCTGGACACCACCATCAAGCAGACCTTTTACAATCTGTCCATTCGGTGTATCCAGGATACGTGCTTTACCTACAATATCGTTTCCCTTCCAATCAAGAGCTTCGATCTTGTGAGATACTTTATCAAGGTTAACAGTTGGACCATCGGGATGGTTTAGTTCACCAACTGCTCTACCCTTTTTAACCTGTTCGGTAACATACTTGTCCACAGCACGCTCCATCACCATCTTGGGATAGATGCGTCCGTTGCGGTTCTTTTGTTCCGCCTGAGCAAAGATGCCTTCAATGAAATAGTTCTTCCCACCGTCCTCTTTGGCTTCGGTGATCAGCTCAATTCCTTGATCGACATATTCAGCAATTAGCTTCATGTTGTTACCTTTAAATAAAATGCCATTTTTTTGGCCTAATTATTATTTATAATAATATTAGTTTTGACTTATCTTTTATTATTCTTCGTCATCATCAGAGGCTTCATCTTCATCCTCTTCCGATACTTCATCTTCTTCAGACTCATCTGCAGTCTCCATATCTTCGTCACTCATTTCAATGTCGTCCTCTTCGGACTCCTCTTCTGGCGTGACACCGTTATAAATTTGGTCTGCCAATCTAGCCTTCTCCGCATCAAGTGCGCCAGACAATTTGTCTTGCAGCAACTCTGTAAACATAGGACCAGCTTTAGCAAAGTCTTGCTTCATAATGTTATCGATTAGATCTTCAGTGCTCATTGTATATCTCCATTACTTTTGTACACCTTCGGTGGGGGAACGTGTTGGGACTCGGCCTTGTGGTGGTTGTTCCTGGGGTGGCGGTTGATCACTATCAGTTTCCTGATCAGGTTGTCCGCCTGGTTGTTGATCCATTTCATCCTCTTTTGGGCCTTCTTCCTCAATCTCAGCCTGCATCTCTTCAACTTCTTTGTCATCCAAATGCAAGATGTTTTTGTAGACCCATGCCTTAGACAATAGGTCACCAATATATTGTTGAGCCTGGTCTAGTGTTTGTAGACGCTCACGTAGAATCTCTGTCTCTTTTAGTTCTGTAAAGTGATTATCCTGAATGTAATCAACGTTGATATCACTCTTCCAAACATCCCAATCCTCCTCGGTAATAATACCTTTGAGCATCAACTGCTTCTTGACAATATCGAGGAACAATTTAGAGAACCGACGACGAAGTCTATCAACAAACCGTTGGAACTTAACTTCGTCTCTGCTAATTTCTGTAGAACGACCAAGAGAAAACTGCGCTTCTTGTTCTAGTCTATTGACAGGAACATTGAGCGCTCTGTATAGTTTCTTTTGGAAATAAACAATGTCATCAATCTGACCTAAGTTTTCACCACCAGGCAGAGTTGAGATCTCTGTACCTCTACCACCTTCACGACGTGGGAGCCAGAAATCTTCAAGCATCGACATGTGCTTACGATCATCTTTCATTTCCCCTGTAGACGCATCATAGACAAGTTTATTACGATACTTTGTCATGATGTTCTTCATATACTCTTCGGCCTTACCCTTTGGTAGGTTACCGACGTCAATATAGAAGATACGTCTTTCCGGTGCTCTCGACAATCTATAGATCACAAGAGAGTCTTCTAGCATACGAAGCTGATTAATAGGCTTCAATGCTTTGTGCAGGTAAGAAACTACTTTCTTACGACTTTCATCCAACAAACCAGATGTAACATAACTAACTGAATCAAGAGACATCTTGACACCAGAATTAGCCTGGCCAGGTTTATCCTGATAAATGAAGAACTCCTCTACGTTTTCCACAATTGTGGCATTAGTAATAGGATCTTTCTTTTTCTTGATCTGCTTGACCTTACGAATCTTAGCAGCGTCAATCGGTCTAATTTCTTGGATACCAGCCTTTAGGTTGGATTCGTTAACAACTAAGTGATGGTATAATCTTCCATCAATATACCATCTACGGAAGATATCATGAGCTTGCTCACCAAAACTGAGCATATCATATACACCATCAAACTCTTCTTGTATTTGTTTCTTAATGCTGGCGGTTGTTTCTACCTCATCAAGATTGATAGCAACACAACGCTCAGTATCAGAGATAGAGATACTCTCATTGGTAATCTCTTCAATAGCCATATCGACCTCTGGGTGCATTGACACACCGCGATACTTCTGAACAAGAGAATGATTATCCTTTGCAGTATCATCATCCATGTTCAACACTTGACCAAAGTGCGCACCAGACGCCGTTACATATCCAGCTCCATCATCATCTGTGGGCGGAACAATAGAAGGCAATTGCTTTTGGTCACCAGTACGCCTTCCGGCTCTCCGGATCTCAAAGCCAAATAATTTAAAGATGCTATTGTCAGCCATATATTATCCTAGTTAAACATGCGGGATAGGGGACCGAAGTCCCCTTCCTTTATATCTATTACTACATTAAGATGTAGTATTCGACTCCCAGTATTGAACCTGGAATTCAACTTGGAATTCCTCGATTGCACCAGTCGTGTCATAGCTCAATTCGATTGCAGTAACATTCGTTGGGAATGTCCCTCTGAATGTATAACGCTTTAGAACTTCGCCGTCACGATCAAGCTGATCGACAAGCATATCGGCTTGATAGTCGGTTGGGTTAGTCAGACCAGTATTCGATGAGTGACCATTGATACCATTCATCCAACGCTCCATAGCATTACGGACGTTGAAGTCAGTGTCATTGATAATCGTAACAGTCCATGGCTCGAAAGCAGGACGGTCACCAGCGATTTGCAATGCACGACCACGGAATGGCACAGCAATTGTTTCCATCACCGAAGCTGGAAGTTGAGCAGCCTTACACATGAACGATGTCAATTCAACATCGCCACCAGCGTATGCTGGGAAGTTAAGTGTCGCTTTAAACAGATTTGGTCTAGCGC